AGGACTCCTGCCACTGAAGAGCCGGATCTACGACATCGACACCGTTTACTCCGTTGTCATCGACGCCGATCGCCCCGCCCATCGAAGTCGGCGTCGTGCCTCCGGCGGCATACGCTGCCTTGTCGGCCCCGGTCACCGACTCGGTGACGTGCTTCGTGCCGCCCGACGTGTCGAAAGAGCGAGCCCGCTTGAGCGGTGCCGTCTGCGTGGAATCGTCGGCCCCGATCTTCTCGTAGTTGATCGTGACCTTCCACGAGTCGTCGCCTTGGTACTCGACGCTGTAGGACTCGGCCCGCAGCTTGACCGTCGGCTGGCCGGGGTACTGCCAGTACTGATACTGAGCGGAGATCCTTTGGTTGGCGTCGGCATGGAGCACGTCTTCGTTGGTGGTGCCGAAGACGTTGAAAACGCGGGTGCGGGTGCTCGCGTCCTTCCGCCCGAGACGGAAGATCGTTGACGACCTCGAGCTGCTGTCTTCGATCCATGTGAGAGCCATCTACCACCTCATGCGACGATGCCACCGACGCGGTTCGCTTGGTCGATGCCGGCCTGAATCTTGAGCAGCGCGTCGAGCTGCTGCTTCTGCACGTTGCCGCCGCCCATCTGCCCGACCGCGGTCGCCGAGAAGGTGCCGGCCACGCTGGTGCTCATCTTTGGAGCCGACCCGCCGGAGATCGACGCCGGGGCGGAAGTCTGGGCGACCTTCTGATCGAGAGCCGTCTTCGCCTGATCGACGGCTGCCATGCGGTCGGCGGCACGTTGGCGGTTCGCGTCCTCGCGGCCCATCATCCGCTTATCGAGGTCCGACATCGCCGCGGACTGGCGATCGCTCGCCGCCTGCGACTCGGTGGCGTTGGTGCCGATCGCCTCATTCATACGAGCGGCGAGGCCAGGCCGATCCTTGCCGCGCTGATCGGCCCTCGACTGGTTGTCCTTGTCGATGGCGTCGAGCTTGCTTTGCGTGTCGGTCGCCCCTTGCAGGAAGCCGGTGATCCGAATCCATGCCTTTTGGATGTTGCCGATCATCATGTCAAACGTCGCCATCACGCCGTTGGCCAGCTCGTCGAAGATGCCCATCACCACGGACGAAACTTTTCGGACAGCGTTCCCGGCATCGGTGGACAGCAAGTCGAGCCCGCTCACGACGTACGTGCCGAGCACGTCAAAGGTGTTCTGGATCAGACTCACCCACGGCTCGATCACCCCCAAGATCGCCGCCTGCCCGCGGAGCCACGCCGCATTCACGCCAGCCCAGAGGATGTCGATCGCCCCGGCGATGTCCCCGGCGGCGATCGAGTTGTAGACGCCGGTGATCGTCGTGGACGTTGTCTCGCCGAGGTCGGCGAGCAGCGCCTTCGCGTCGTTGATCGGGCCGTCGAACGAGCCCCGCAGCGAGCCGGCCATCTTCGCCAGATCGACGCCGGCCACGCGGGCCGCGACTGCGATACCACCGAGGACGGCGGCAATCGCCAGCACCGGACCGCTGGTGGCGATCGTGATAAGCGACCCGGCGAGCGTGCCGATGATCTTCACCAGTGAGAGAATCGGCCCGCCGATGTTCCCGGCAAGGCGAGAAACGATCGACAGACCCTCGCCGAACGTGAACAGCAGCGTCCCCACGCCGACCAGAGCCGAGCCGACGGCGAGCACCTGGCGGACGAGTTCCTCGTTCTCGCGGACGAAACGGGCCGCCGCTTCGGCCATGCCGGCGATCGCGTTCGACGCCCCGACAACGGCCGGGGCGACGGCACTGCCGACGGCCTCACCGAGCGAGACGAGCGAGGCTTGAGCCCGAAGGACTTCGGCGTTCTGACTGGCGAACGCGGTGCCGGCCGCCATGATCGGCCCGGCAATCGCCGACCCGGCCACAGCCATCGTCTTGCCGACGCTCGCCATCCCGCTGCCGAGGTTGCCGATCTGCGTGTTGACGATCCGCAGGGCGTTCAACAGCTTCGACGGATTCGCCCCGATCTCGACGTAGACCTGACCGCCGCGGACCGCTGATGCTGACATCTGTCATCCTCCGGCGGGGCCGAACAACGCTTCAAGGTCGGCTTGGGTCGCTTCTCTCTTCGGTGTCGGTTTCGACTTCGTGAACGGGTTGAACTTCGCGGCCTCGACTGCCGGCTTACCCTGACCGCGGTGTGCGTTGTAAAACTGCGAGAGCATCTGTGCCGTGTGCCACCAGTCGGACTCAAGCCGAGCATCGCGGGCCGCCATCAACTCTCGGAGGGTGCGGTTGTCGGGGTCGAGTCCGGTGATTCCGGCACACTCCCAGACCACGGCCCAGGAGTCCGCAGCGCCGCCTCCGCTTGCTTGGTCACCTCGTCGGCCAGCTCCGTCATCCGAGCCGACAACGAGGTCACCACGCCGCGGAGGCGCGGGGGGAAAAAAGAGACAAGCTCCTCCTCGACTGCTAGCCCTCCTTGCTCGAGCGACTCGCCGCGAAGAGCGTCGAGGAAGTCTTCCTTGGTGAGCCCGGCCTTCTCGATCGCCGGCAAGAGGATCGCGTAGAGCGTCTCGCCGAGGGCGGAGAAGTTGCTGCGGAGAACTTGGAAGGTGCGGGCGATCTCGCCGGCGTCGATCAGATCGAACGGCACCGCTTCCGTCGGGGCCGGCTCGTCAGCCGTCTTCGGCGGCAGCACCACGCGGACCAAGTCCTTGACGCGAGCGGCCGACGACACCGTCAGCGAGACGTACCACGGCCGACCCTTGTCATCTCGAAACTCTTTCACGTGCGTAGTCCTGTTTGGGTCTTCGTCATCTGGATCGACCAGACGCGCTTGTCGTCGAGGGGAATCGAGTCGCTGACGTTGGCGACGACCGCCGTGAACGAATAGCCGGCCAGCACGACAGCGATCTCAGTGCCGGCAATGGCTGCCGCGATGGCGGTCGTAGCCGCGGCGTCGTCGATTGTGTCGATGGTGATCGACACCCCATACCCGGTGTGGTACGAGAACGTCGCCCGGCTGCCGAAGGGCGTGATCTCTCGCGTGGTGCCGGCAACGCTGACCTGCACGTCGCGGACGCCAGGAACGGTCACGCCGTCCCACGTTACGACAACGTCACGCCCGAGAGAGATCGCCATGCCGCCCCCTCGTGGTCAGGAGGTCTTCTTCGCCGTCAGCGTGAACGTCACCGGCCCGTCGAGCGGCCGATTCTCGGAGACGTTGGTGACGATGTAGCCGGTGCCGGCACCGGCGAGGCTGGAGATCACCGCCGTCGCGTCGAGGCACTCGATCTCGGCGACGCGGGTGACGAATCCGCCGGTGGCCGCCTTGAAGGAAATGCCGCTCGCGTTGACCAGCCCGCGATGCGTTACGTCGATCGCGGTCACCTCTTGGTTCCACGTGACGTTGATAATGCCGGTCGCGCCGTTGCCGCCCGTTGGTGCGCCGCCGTCCCGACCGAGAGCTACTGCCATGTCGATCGCTCCTTATTGGACGCCGCGCGTGCAGGAAACGGAAAACGTGACCTTGTCGTCGAGCGGCTCGGACTGGCTGACGCTCGTGACGAGGAACTTGACCGAAGAAAGGTTGTGGCCGTTGGCCCCGGAGGCACTCACGGAGACGACGCTGCCGACAGTCACACCCGGCGCGTCGATGCACGTGAGATCGAGCGTCTGCTCGGCCCAGCCGCGCAGAATCGTCCGCTCGGTGTCGCCGGCCTTGGTCTTGTCGATCTCGGTAAACGTGGTCGTGATCGACCCGTCGCTCACGTTGCTGATGCCCGTGTACGTGACGTTCTTGCCGAGGACGATGGTTTCGCCGGCCATGCGAGAGCCTCCGCTGGGGGTGTGGCTCTATCGTCGGCGGCGAGGCGGCAAGCCCGGAGGGGGTGTGGCGGGTCAGGGGCCGGTGATCGCGTCCCGAAACGCTTCGGGGATCTTTGCCATGCCGTTTTTCAAGCCCTGCGCCATGTACCGGCGAGCCTTCACGCGGCGCGACCCGAGCTTGATCGACTGCTTGCCGATCGGCCGGTTGGACGTGATCCCAAAGACGGCCCCGCCAGAGAATCGCCGCGGCACCTTCGCCGGCGCGGCCGTCTTCACGAACCACAGATTGATTGTGCCGCCCACCTCGTGCAGCTTGTTGAGCTTCGGCAGCTTCGCCGGCCCGACCACGACACTGTCCGTGGACGAGTCGTAGTCGTATTGGATATCAGACCGCAGGAAGCCTTTCGGGAACTGCGCCGTCTTCCAGCTCGTCACCCTGTCCGACTTGGCAAACTGCGTCCGTCGTGCGACAAGCCGCTGCCCTTCAACGGTGCCGATCTCCACCAGCTTTTCCATCTGCGGCTTACGGTTCGACATTGATCGCTGCGTGGATCGCCGAACTTCGGCACCGGCGATCTTGAGAGCCTTCTGCCGGCCGGCGGACATGCGGTCAAGGACGTGGCCCCACTTGAACTTCGTCCGCCCCGTCACCTTCCCGGTTCCGAGCCCTTCGAGCTTGATGCGGACGATCTCGGCCATATCAGTGACTCCTCGGCACCCGGAACGTCACGACGATGCCCGCCCGCCACACGTTCCGCTCTTGCAGAGCGTCACCGGGATTCTTCTCGACGACGATCGTCTGCGGCGACGTGACGCCGGTCGGCCACGTGATCCCCGGCCAGTTGTGGTCCTCGAGGTAGCCAAGCAGCTCCTCGAGCATCTCGAGCATCACGTCGCAGTCCGCCTCTTCCGGGGTGTGCCGGGCGAGGTAGATTTCCACCGCGTAATCCCGCATGTGGGACGACCGGGCGATCCGCTCCGACTCAATCGAGCCGTCGGTGATGCAGATCACCGGGTCGGCGAGATCCTCGATGTCGTAGCTTGGAAAGTTCTTGCTCTCGACGAGCACCGTCGCGGCCGTCGCCGTGAACGTCACCGCGTCGAGCGAGGCAACGAGCGCCGTGATGATGTCAGCCTGGATGCTCATAGACTCGCCTCCATTGCCGCTGCGTTGCCGACGATCCGCTCGTCCCAATGCAATTGTGCCGCCGCGGCCCTGGCGTGCGTCAGGGCGTCCGCCGTGCGGCCGAGGTGCCAAAGGGCGATCGACGC